ATTTCAGCTGGCAACCACCACAATCTGCTGGCTTTGATTCAAAGCGGTGTCCTGGGCGCGGGTGCCACGCTTGATGCGAAGCTCCAGCAAGCTACCGATGCCTCGGGCACTGGTGCTAAGGATGTAGCTGGTAAATCCATCACCCAGATTGTCAAGGCCACGGGTGACAGCAAGCAAGCCTTGATCAACTTGCGCCCTGAAGAGCTGGATGTAAACAACGGGTTTAGCTATGTCCGTCTCTCTGTAACTGTGGCTGTCGCAGCCAGTCTGACTTCAGCGCAGTTGCTTGGGTTTAATCCTCGATTCGCACCGGGTGACGCAAGCAACCAGGCTGCAGTGGCTCAGGTTATCTGAGTCTGAGGGGAGACCAAGGGCATGCCCATGCAATTGATCACCCCTCCCGCAGGGGAGCCAGTTTCTCTTGAAGAGGCAAAGCTTCACCTGCGGGTGGATTTCGATGATGACGATGGGTTGATTCAGGCTTTGATATCTGCGGCTAGACAAGCAGCAGAGACCATCACCAACAGGCAGTTCATCACTGCACGTTGGAAGTTGGTCATGGATAGCTTTCCCGGTCCGAGCCTCATGGGGGTTCCAGCGGGACAGTCTTTCACATTGCCTGGGCATGCCATCTTGATTCAAAAGTCACCCGTCCTGAACGTGGTGTCTATCAACTACCTCGACATGGCAGGCGTAATGCAGACCATGCCCTCGAGCAACTACACGGTCGATACAGCCTGTGAGCCTGCTCGGATCACGCCTGTATTCGGCCAAATCTGGCCCATTCCGCTGCCACAAATTGGCTCGGTATCAGTCACCTTTGATGTTGGATACGGCAATGCTTCTGCGGTGCCCGAAGGCATTAAAAGCTGGATCAAGTTAAGAGTTGGCAGCCTTTATGCGCACCGAGAAGAAGTCGCTGCACTCTCTCGTGGCCGAATTGAATCTTTGCCATTTGTTGACGGGTTACTCGACCCATTCAAGGTCTCATTCATATGAATCCCATTAGCGCAGGCATGCTCTCGCGACGCATCAAGGTGCAACGTCCGAGCACCATCAAAGACAGTCTAGGCGCTCCTTGTCGGACTTGGCTGGATGTCGCGACGGTATGGGCTGACATTCAACCCCTGTCGGGCAAAGAAGCCGTGATTGCCAACCGAATCTCTGCTGAATTGACGCATCAAATCGCGGTTCGATATCAGCCTGTATTTGACAACCCACAGCAAGTCGCACAGATGCGTGTGCTCTATAAGTCCCGCATCTTCAACATTCACTCAGCTTTGAACGAAGACGAGAAGCGCACGCAGATCATCCTTCTAGTTTCGGAGGGTCTTGACGATGGCTAAGCATGAAATTGTCAAGATTGAAGGCTTGGCTGAGCTGGCCAAAGCGCTTCGCGAGTTGCCTGATCGGGTGGCTAAGAATGGACTTCGCGTCTGCGTCTATGCAGGTGCGAAGGTCATACGAGATGAAGCGAGGATGCGTGCACCAAAGGCTGCCGAGTCGCTGGGCCCAAACCAACCTCCGCCTGGCACTCTGAAACGATCGGTGATCATGAAGCACATCCCTGAGCTTTCAAGCCTCACTCGGCAAACCTTCTTCGTGACTGTGCGTCACGGCAAGAAGTACCGCAAGCAAGGCAAAAAAGGGAATCTGTCCCAAGACGCTTGGTACTGGCGCTTCATTGAGTTTGGCACTCGCAAGATACGAGCTCGACCATTTCTCAGACCCGCACTCGAAGCAAAGCGGCGTGAAGCTGTTCAAGCGATGAAGGACCGACTCAGCGATCGCATCGAACTAGAGGCCAAAGCGCTCAACAAGAAATAGCCATGCAGGACTTCTACGACGCCATCAAAACTTTGGTGGCTGGGGAGGTTTATGCGCTTGTTGCCGCACAAGACGCTCAGTACCCAGCCATTGTTTACACGCCCATAGTGCAAGAGCACATTTTTGGCCTCGATGGGCCGCATGGCTTGCAGCGCATTCGCATGCAAGTCGATACCTACGCCAGAACGTATCAAGAGGCATTGAGTCTGCACGACGAGATTCTTGAGACGTTGTTGGTCGACAAAAGCACCGTCGTCGATGTACGCATGGGGCTATCCGATTTTGAAGAACAGGCCCGGCTGTACCGGGTGAGCGTGGACTACACCTATTTCCGACAGGTCAGTTCAACCTAAACGTGGAGCTACAAATGAGCAGCACAGCAATTACTGCACAGGGAATCACGATTTCCCGATTTGGAACAACCGCCTTTGAAGTGATCCCCAACGTGGTGTCGTTTCAAGGACCTGGCGGTCAAGCCGCCGTGATCGATGTCACTAACCTGGCCTCTGCATCTAAAGAGAAGCGCGTGGGCTTGCGTGATGAAGGTCAGTTGACTTTGACCATGCACTACAACCCCGACGACACGATCCATCAAGGTCTGCGAAGTGATCGCGCCAATCGTGTGCGCCGTCAGTTCAAGTTGACGTTCACGGACACCGTGCCAGCGATTTGGACCTTCTACGGCTATGTCACCACCTTTAGCGTGCAAGGTGGTGTGGATGCTGTGGTGCAAGCGTCTGTGACGATTGAGATCGATGGCGAAATTACCGAAGCTTGAGAGGAAGAAACACATGTTGACGCGTGAACAAATTTTGCAATGTGACGACTTACCCAAAGAAACAGTCAAAGTCCCCGAGTGGGGTGGTGAGGTGCAGGTGCGCACCATGACGGGAACAGATCGCGATGCGTTTGAAGCCAGCTTGATTGGCAAAGAAGGCCGATTGGAAAACGTCCGCGCTCGCTTGGTCTCCTTGGCCGTGTGCGATGAATCGGGCAACCGCCTGTTTGGTGACGCAGACGTTGCTGCCTTGGGTGCCAAAAGCGCCAAGGCACTTGACCGGGTGTTTGCTGTGGCTCAGCGACTGAACGGCATTGGTGTTGAACAGGTCGAACAAGCAAAAAACGCCTAAAAACCCATCCGACCCGACGCTTTGCATTTCGCTTGGCACTGGCACTTGGGATGCCTGTGCGCGAGATGCTGGCTCGGATGGGCTCTGATGAGTTTTCAGAGTGGCTGGCTTTCTACCAACTGGAGCCCTTTGGGGACTACCGCGCTGATTACAGGTCGGGCGTGGTGGCATCCACTTTTGCCAATGCGCACAGGGCCAAAGATGCGAGTCCCTTTAGACCTGAAGATTTCATGCCCTTCATGGAAAAACAAGCGACAACGCAAGACGTCAGTCTCAATGTGGCGAGGTTCAAGGCCATGTTTGCTCACAAGGTGAAGAAGAACAATGGCTGATATTGGCTCCTTAGTTGTCAAACTCGCAGCTGAAACGGCAGAGTTTCGGGAAGATTTGGGCAAGAGTGCCCGACTTCTTGAAAAACATGCCGACGGCATGCGCTCTTCGCTCGAACGGGTGGCAGATGTGGCAAAGACCACCTTTGCCATTGCGATCGGGGTTGAGTCTGTTGGCGCACTCAAGGAGCTCATTGCTCACACGCTTGAATCCGTTGCTGCATTGCAAGACTTTGCCGAGCAAACGGGTGCCAGTGCGGTCGCTTTGTCTGGTTTTGCCCCTGTAGCCACCATTTCTGGTGTGGCCATGGAGCAAATCAGCGTTGGTTTGACCAAACTCTCCAAGGGTCTGGCTGGTGTTGACGATGAAACCAAGGGTGCCAGCCAAGCGCTGGCTTACCTTGGCATCAAAGCTAAGGACTCTGGGGGCAATCTTCGCGACCCAGCGGAGGTGATGAACGACATTGCCTTAAAGCTCTCGGACTTTGAAGACGGTGCAGGCAAAACTGCGATCGCGCTTGAGTTGTTCGGCAAGTCAGGAGCAACGCTGCTGCCATTCCTCAAAGACTTGGCTGCAAATCAGGATCTCAACATCCGAATGACTCAAGCGGAGATTGAATCCGCTGAGCAAGCGTCTAAAGCGCTCGGGCGTTTGAAGGCAGAGCACAACTTTGTGGCCCAGACCATCGTGACTGCAGCAATACCCGCTATGGAAGAGTTAGTTGGGCAACTCAAAGAAGTGGTTCTTGGGACGCACAACTCGGCTGAGGCCATGGTTCGTTTGCGCGATGACGGCACTCTGAAAGAGTGGGCGCAAGATGCTGCCGTTGGATTGGCGATCGTGATTGATGCGATGCGTGGGCTGATCCAAATGGTCAAGTCTGTGATCGGAAGCTTTGAGGCCGTTTGGGCCGACATGGAGTTGCTCGGAACCTTCATTGCAGGGGGTAAGGGGCTTAATCCTTTTTCCGATGAGAACCAAGCTACGCTCAAGGCTGCACTTGAAAAGCGAAACGCGATTGTCGAAAAGGCCAACCAAAACTATGTTGAACTGTGGAAGATGCCGCTTCTCTCTGATGCGGTCAAGTCTCGATTTGATGCCATCAACAAAGGGGAATCAGATGCCACAGGTGGTGCATCTAAACCGAAGCTGAACTACAACTCAGCGACAGGCGCTCTCACCGCAGGAGCAATGGCTCAAATTGAGAGTGACATTAAAAAGCTTCAAGGTCTCACGGACGTTGAGAGCGGCATTCTCAAAGACCGTCAGAAGATCATTGATCTGTATGAGAGTCAAGGCTACATCAGCTACAAGGAAGCGAGTGAAGCAAGGCTAAACGCGCAGGATGACTTCACGCAAAAGCTGGGTGACCTGTATGGGCAAGAGGAAACCATTCTCAAGCGGGGTCTTGCAACGGTTGCCAAAACCACTCAGGACAAACTCAAGCTTCAAGACAAACTGGCTGAAATCACACTACGTCGAGAAAAACTCGAACGTGATGCGCAACAGTCCAATCTAGAGCGCGAGATCAAACTGCCCGGCGAGACGCTCAAGGACATCCAAGAGCAAGTCGCCAGAGGTCAAAACCAACTGCGAGCCACCGAAGAGCAGATCAAGGTGCTCAAAGATAGTGGTGCCATCAGCGAGGTGGAGTCGCTCAAACGTCTCTCGGCTGCACGCAAGTCCAGCGCAGATGAGTTGGCTGACTTTGCCGCAAAGGCAAGGGAGTTGGTGGAGGCTGCACCAGGCAACGACAAGTTGGCTGACTCCTTCAAGCGAATTGAGGAAGCGGCAAGGCAGGCCGCTGATGGTGCACAGCTTTTAGGCCAACGCGCATTCGAACTAGCAGATCCCGGTGCAGGGTTTTCTAAAGCGTTGCGAACCCTTAGGGAAGAGACCGAGCAAGTGGGAAAGCAAATGGAGGCAGTGACCACCAGAGCCTTCAACGGCATGACCGATGCGCTGACCAACTTCGTGATGACAGGAAAGCTTGATTTCCGAACCCTTGCAACGTCGATCATTTCGGACTTGATTCGAATTCAGATCCAACGCGCCATCACCTTGCCAATGGCGAATGCCTTGGGCGGGATGTTTGGATTTGCAAATGGTGGCGTGATGACATCAGCTGGCCCATTGCCATTGCGCACCTATGCAGGTGGCGGGGTTGCATCCTCGCCTCAATTGGCTGTGTTTGGTGAAGGCTCCATGAATGAGGCGTATGTCCCATTGCCTGATGGCCGCTCAATTCCCGTCACCATGCGCCAAGGTGGCTCGGGTGGTGGGGATGTTTTCAACATCTCGGTCAACGTGGCTGAGGGTGGAACTACTTCTACGGCTGGCCAAGGCCAAGACTTAGGTCGCGCTATCTCTAGCGCAGTGCGTCAAGAGTTGCTCAACCAAAAGCGAGCTGGCGGCTTGCTTGATCCCCGAAGAATGGGGTGATGAGACTGAATCAAGGAACTTTCGATGGCTACCTTCACATGGATTCCATCCATCGGGGCTTCACTCACCGTTAAACCAAATGTGCGACGGGTCTCCTTTGGAGATGGCTACGAGCAACGCTTGGCATACGGCATCAACACGCAGCCTGAAGTCTGGTCACTGGAGTTTCGGGGTAAGTCCACCAGTGACGCATCTGCCATCGATAGCTTCTTACGTGCCCGAGGTGCGGTTCAAGCATTCGATTGGACAACGCCAAGCGGCCTCACGGGCAAATTCACCTGTGAGGAGTGGAGTCGCACGATTGAAGAGCCCAACATCGAAAACATACGCGCCACCTTCAAGCAGGTGTTTGATTTGTCATGACCTCACAAGCCATCACAACCGAAATCCAACGCCTAGCACCGAGTGCAGTCATCGAGTTGTTTGTTCTGGACCTGAGTCTCTTCAATGAAGGGGTCGTGCGCTTTCATGCGGGGACAAATGAGTTGCGCAGACAGGTGGTCTGGCAAGGCAATGCCTACGAGCCGTTTCCGATTCAGGCCGATGGCTTTGAGTTCAACGGCAATGGGCAAGTGCCAAGGCCAAAGCTCAAAGTGGCCAACGTCGCTGGCAGTATCACTGCTTTGATCTTGTCGTATCAAGACCTGGTGGGAGCCAAGATCACTCGCAAGCGCACCTTGGTCAAGTATCTAGACGGAGTGAACTTTGCCAGCGGCACCAACTCAACGGCGGATGCAAGTGCGGAGTTTGCGGATGACGTCTATTACATCGATCGCAAGTCTCGCGAAACGCGTGATGTGGTCGAGTTCGAACTGGCAGCATCTTTTGACTTAGAGGGCGTGTCGTTGCCGCGCAGACAGATTGTGCAAAACGTATGCCCTTGGGGCTATCGAAGCTCAGAGTGTGGCTACACGGGCACGGCGTATTTCAACGCCAATGATGTGTCCGTTTCTTTGAAATCCCAAGACGCTTGTGGCAAGCGACTGAGTTCTTGCCAAAAGCGATTTGGCTCCAATGCGGAGCTTCCCTTTGGCGGGTTCCCTGCTGCTGGATTGATACGGTGATGTTTGCTGATGCTTGAATCCAATAAACAACTGGCCTTTGAGCATGCAGCGCGTGAATTTCCACGCGAGTCTTGCGGCTTGCTCGTCATCCGCAAAGGCAAGGAGAGCTACGTTGCGTGTCAGAACATTGGTGTGGGGACTGATCAATTTGTGATTTACCCTGTGGACTATGCCAAAGCAGACAAGCTTGGGCAGATTGTTGGGGTCGTTCACTCGCACCCCAATATGCCTGGGACACCAAGCCAAGCTGACCGTGTGGCCTGTGAGGCCAGTGGTATTCCTTGGTTCATCGTCTCCTATCCCAATGGGATGTGGGAAGAGATCGAGCCGCAGGGGTATGTGGCCCCGCTGGTTGGGAGGGAGTGGTCCCACGGCGTTCTGGACTGCTATTCACTCATTCGAGATTGGTATGCCCACGAGATGAAGGTCATCTTGCCCGACTACCAACGCTTTGACGACTGGTGGAAGCGAGGTGAGAACCTCTACCTCGATAACTTTGCACATGCGGGTTTTGACGTTGCCAGTTCAGATGGCTTAAGCGAAGGCGATGTCTTGCTGATGCAGGTGAATTCGGAAGTTCCGAATCATGCGGCCATTTACTTGGGCGATGGACTGATCTTGCATCACCTTCAAGGACGCTTATCGAGCCGCGATGTTTATGGCGGCTATTGGCAAAAGATCACAACACACATTCTTCGACATCAGTCACAACGGTAATGGCAACCATCATTCTTCTCGGCGAACTAGGGCGACAGTTCGGTCGCCGACACAAGATGGTGGTGGCAAGCGCAGCAGAGGCCGTGCGTGCATTGAGTGCCAACTTCCCAACTTTTGAGCGTGAGTTGGTGAGCTCTGGTGAGCGCGGGGTTGGCTACAAAGTCCTGGTTGGCCGAGATGAACTCAATCTTGAGCGTTTGCATGAACCTAGTGGCCAGCAGCGCATCACGATTGCGCCCGTCATCTCGGGTGCTGGCGGCAATGGTCTCGGGCAAATCATCCTTGGCGCTGCTTTGATTGCCGTTGCTTGGTGGAACCCCATGGGATGGGCTGCGGCAGGAAGTTTCTTGTCGCAAGCCACGCTGTATTCGGTGGGCACATCCATGATTCTTGGCGGTGTTGCTCAGATGATCGCTCCAACGCCTAAATCCTCAGACCCTTCAGAGCGGCCAGAGAACAAGCCTAGCTATGCATTCAATGGTGCAGTCAATACGACTGCGCAAGGTCAGCCAGTGCCTGTGGGCTACGGACGCTTGATTGTGGGATCCGCTGTCATCAGCGCAGGGATTGATGTGGACGAGGTGCCTGTATGAGTGAATCGATCACCGAATCTATAACCGAACCTATGGGCCAACCTTCACTCATCATTGGTGCAGGCGGTGGTGGCAAAGGTGGCGGGGGGAGTGCAAGGGTTGCACAAGAGGCCCCCGATAGCCTGCGCTCCAAAGCCTTCGCTCGCGTAGTGGATTTGGTGTGCGAGGGAGAAATCCAAGGGCTGGCCAATGGCCTGAAGTCTGTCTATCTTGATGACACGGCCATTCAAAATGCCGATGGCAGCTACAACTTCGCGGGCGTAACGCTAGAAACTCGCAACGGAACGCAACAGCAAAGCTACATCCCCGGTTTCTCATCGGTTGAGAACGAGGTGGCTGTGGGTGTTGAATGCAAGTTCAATCAACCCGTCGTTCGCGCCATCACCGATCCGGATGTGGACGCTGTTCGTATCAAGATCAGTTTTCCGGCGCTGACCTATCAAGACGCTACCAATGGCGACTTGAGTGGCACAACCGTGGACTTTGCGATCGATGTGCAAAGCAACGGCGGTGGTTATTCGCAGGTGGTGGCTGACTCGGTTTCGGGAAAAACTACTACCAAATACCAACGCAGCTACTACATCCCACTCAATGGTTCTGCACCATGGGATGTGCGATTGCGTCGCATCACAGAGGACTCAACCAAGACCAACATCCAGAACAAGACATTTCTGGAGTCCTACACCGAAGTCATTGAGAGCAAGCTTCGCTACCCAAACAGCGCCTTGATGGCATTGCGCGTTGATGCCTCGCAGTTCAGTTCTATCCCGAAGCGCAGCTATGACTTGAAGCTGCTTCGGGTTCGCATACCGTCTAACTACTATCCCGAAACGCGCTCATATTCGGGCGTGTGGGATGGCACGTTCAAAGTCGCATGGACGGACAACCCCGCGTGGTGTTTTTATGACCTTGTGACAAGCACACGATATGGGCTGGGTAACTACATCCCAGAGGCACAGGTCGACAAGTGGGCTCTGTATCGCGTGGCTCGTTATTGCGATGAATTGGTGCTCAACGGGTTAGGAAGCTACGAGCCTCGGTTCACCTGTAACCTGTATCTCCAGACAAGAGAGCAGGCTTACAAGGTCGTGCAGGACATGGCCTCGATCTTCAGGGGCATGGCGTATTGGTCTGGCGGTGCCATCACCGTGACCCAAGATGCACCGCAAGATGCGGTCTATCAATTCACGGCTGCCAACGTCATCGATGGTGACTTCTCTTACCAAGGCTCATCTGCCAAAGCGCGTCACACTGTGGCGTTGGTGAGTTGGATTGACCCGGATGATTTCTACCGCCAAAAGGTGGAATACGTTGAGGATGTCGATGGCATTGCCCGCTACGGGGTGGTGCAAGCTGATGTTGTGGCCATGGGATGCACATCCCGAGGTCAAGCCAACAGAGTTGGTAAGTGGTTGCTCTACTCAGAGCAGTCCGAGTCGGAAATCATCACGTTTCGCACAGGACTTGAAGGTGCGGTGGTGCGTCCAGGGGACGTCATCAAAGTGGCTGATGCTAGCCGTGGGGGATTGCGACTCGGTGGGCGAATTTCAGCGGCCACAACTGTGACCGTGACGCTCGACCAAGACCCACCTGCAGGTTCGTGGCGGATTTCAGTCATCACGCCAGCAGGGTTTGTGGAAGAGCGCCAGGTTGGATCTTTCAGCGGTCGAACGCTAGGTGTGACCAGTGCGTTTTCTGCGGCACCTCAACCGGGGGCGATTTGGGTCTTGGCCTCAAGTCAGGTCGAGGCACAACTCTTTCGGGTGGTGCAAGTTGCTGAGAGTGAGCCGGGCATCCATGAGGTTACAGCCCTTGCGCACAACCCAAGCAAGTACGCTGCGATTGAGCAGGGCTTGGCGCTGCAACCTCGTGACATCACGGTGCTGTCGACCACCCCAGCAACCCCGACAGGCTTGAAGGTGTCTGAGAGCCTGTATCGGGTCAAGGATCAAGCGCTCGTATTGATTCAGGTGGCGTGGGAGCAGGTCTTTGGTGCGCTTGAGTATCAGGTGAGCTATCGGGTCAATGGCGGCAACACCGTCACCTTGCCTCGGGTGTCCACCAGTTATCTGGAAATTCGTAATGCCGAAACTGGAGACTATGTCTTCACGGTCAAGGCCGTTGGCGTTTCAGGGAAGCTTGGTAACGGCGCAACACTAGCTCAAACCATTCTGGGAAAACTGCAGCCCCCCGACGATGTGCAAGATTTCCTTGTTTATCGCCGAACAACGGACTTACTCCTCAAGTGGGCAGCGAACTCAGATGCTGACTTGGCAGGATACGAGGTTCGTGTGGGCTCGGGTTGGGACTCAGGCGTATTGGTTGGCCAAACCGCAGGCACGCAGCTTGTTCATGACCAAAGTGAATCTGGCCAGTACAACTACTTCATCCGTGCGTTTGATACCTCTGGCAAGTACAGCACGCATGTCACGACCTTTCAGCTGACTTTGCTCGCCCCATCGTCGGTGAGGCAGTTTGATGTGGTCCAGTCAGCGAACCGTCTTGAGTTTCGATGGCTGCCCAACCCAGAGTCTGAGGTTGTGGCTTACGAACTCAGGGAAGGGGGAGCCTGGGACACCTCCATCTTCGTTGCAGAGGTGAAGTCCAGTAGCTACACCTTGCCATCGGGCTTCGATGGTGAGCGCAAGTTCTGGATAAAGGCGATTGCTTCTCCTGGCATCTACTCGGACGAAGCCACCTTTGTCTCGACGGTGGTGGCTCAACCGCAAAACGCCAACCTACTGGTGACCATGGATGCGCAAGCGACAAGGTTTCCGGGGATCAAGCACTTTGCCTCTGTGGAGTCCGTCAACAGCCTCGATGTGCTTCGCATGGACAGCGGCGTGAGCCAGTCTGAATATCTGTTCGAGGTGAACCTTCCGACCAGTTATCGGGCTCAGAACACCTTGTTGGCCAGCATTGGTGCAACGCTTGATGACCGCGAAACATGGAGTACGGCCAACTATGCGTGGAACAGCCAAGCGGCCAAACGTCAATGGACCTATGACGGGGCGCTCAAGAGCATTGAGGCGCGATTCCAAATAGCGCGTGAAGACACATTGCAGTCTGGCGAGATTTATGGATGGCGCCTCAACGGTGTGCTAAGCGGTTACGGCAGTCCAACGAGTGGGGATGCCTCAGGCGTGAGTTACGGTGATGGTCGCTACGGGACTGGTGTGTTGATCAAGGACACCACCAAAGTGTCATGGGGCGTTCGCATACCGGGCGTGTTTCATGTGAGCTTTTGGTTCATCCCCAATCAAGTCACAACATCGGTGATCTGGAGCGCTTCTGGTACGGGGGTGAGTTTGTGCGTCGGATATGACGCTGCAAACCAAGTGTTCTTCCTTGAAGATCACCTGTTCAATCGCATCCAAGTCCCATACCCCGTCAATGTGAGTGACCGCATTTGTGTCGGGGTGTGTCAAACAGCTACAGAGCGCAGGCTCTTTATCGGAAAGATGGGTGGGGATGTGCAAAGCGCTAGCAGCTCAATGACACCTACAGCGGGCTACACCGCACTCAAGCTTTACTGACCAAAAAAACGATTCTCAAAAACCAGGCGTTGTACCGAAAGGTCCAGCGCCTTTTTCATTGCACAACTAGGAATTACTCATGATTGAAGAAGGCATGAACATCAAAGGCGCAATCACGCTGCTGTTGGCCAAGGCCAGTGGCGAAGTTGAGGTGGTCCACAAAGAGAACATCATCGTCAATGGAGGCTTTGACTTTGTAGCCGACGCCATTGGTAACTCATCCAGTCGCCCCGGCGTGATGGGGTGGATTGCCCTTGGAACAGGGACAACGGCAGCAGCGGCAACGCAGACTGCATTGGTCACAGAAATCAAGCGCAACGCTGCAATGTATGCCCATACGGCTGGCACTAAGGTTTTTACCTTCACCGCCAGTTATTCCGCAGGAGATGCCACGGGAGCGATCACAGAGGCGGGAGTGTTCAACGCTGCATCTGCTGGCTCCATGTTTGACCGTGTTGTTTTCCCTGTGGTTAACAAGGGAGCAGACGACAGCTTGACCGCTGTGTTCACGTTCACCATGAGCTGATAGGACTGAGGCCATGGCCGAGACCGCAAGCGTAACAACGACACCTGGTGCGAACTACACATGGAGCACGGCAAAGTTTGCGTGGAACAGCGCCGCCTCAGGTAAGAACTGGTCGAGCGCCTATCCCGCCATCTATGTCCTCAATGTGGCGTCCGATCTCAACTTCGCTGAATTGGTCCAAAAACTCAACACAAAGCAAATCGCTGATCGGTTCGCAATAGTCGAAACTAGTAACCGTGGTGTTGTGCTCAACAAGTTCGAAGCATGGGGCTTTGTTGAAACCTACACCGACCTGATTGCTTATGTGCTGAGGTTTGTGGAATCTTTCTCGGTATCTGAGCAATTCAAGCAAGCCTGGATAAAGTCAGTTTTTGAGGCGTTTCAGGTTGGCGAGGGGTTAGCAAGGCAGCTGGTGCTCAAGAAGTTCGAAGCGATTGGGATTGCGGAAACCTATACCGATCTCATCGCTTACATCTTGCGTGTGAGTGAGAGCTTCAGTTTTTCAGAAGTTACTGCCAAGAACATCACTAAGCCTAAATTTGAAACGATTAGCTTGTCGGATGGTCTTGCAAAGTCGCAGACCAAGCGAGTAGCTGAGGCGTTTGCATTTGCTGAAATCTTCGGACGAACGGTTGCATACCGACGAGCAATCGCAGAGGGCTTTGCCATTGGTGAGGCATTAAAGCGTGCTCAGACGATCAAGCTCAGCGAGGCGTTCGCACTCGTTGAGCAATACCGACGAAAAGCAAACGGTGTGATCAGCGACATGATCGTTGCCAGCACGGAAATTACTGAGCAGGACTTCATGGACATCTTGGAGTCAGGTCATCCACCGGGATACACAAATTTCCGAGATTTCATCCAAGGTGACTACACCTACCAGCGTGCTTTGTTTCGAGCGGTGATCACTTCGAACAATGCTGACAGGGGCTACATCGATGGCCTGCGAGTCACGGTTGACGTCCCCGATGTGTTTGATCGAGGTGCAGCCCAAGTTGTCAATGCGGCCAATGGCGTCTTTGTTGGTTTCTCCCGAATATTCAGGGTTTCACCAGAGGTGACGCTGACTTTCAAAGGGGGAACAACGGTTGCTGTCCCCCGGATTCTCGGAAGCGTGAGCACCGCAGGCTTCACGGCTGTTTTAGAAAACACATCAGGAGTGCGAGTCACTGGTGCGATCTCTTGGGTCGCTCAGGGGTACTAACGATAGAAACGAAATGCAAAACTACACCGAAATTCCTTCATCCTCGACGCTGTCAGACTCGTTGTCTCAAATCCTGAACAACGACAAGACAGCGTTGTCGCTCTCAAGCGGTACGTCTTTCCCGACAGTCAACCTGCAGCAGGGTATGCCCTGCTTTAGGACCGACGAGCAAAAGCTCTATGTTCTGACTGTAGCTAGCCCAGCTACTTGGAAGATGGTGATCGACTTGTCGGCCACAGTCGGCAAGGTGGCAAACGCTGATTTGCTGGACGGCATCGATTCCACAGGCTTCGCTCTTGCAGGACACAATCATGATGCTGCCTATGCTGCACTTGGGCACAACCACAACGCTATCTACCTTGGTATCACAGCTAAAGCGTCTGATGCTGACAAGCTCGATGGATATGACTCAACAGCCTTTGTTCGATCAGTCAATGGTGTAGGGCCGGATGCCAATGGCAATTCATCAATACCTATAGATTTGTCTAGTCGGATCGCAAAAAGCGGCGACACCATGTCCGGCACGCTCACCGTGCCGCGATTACAGATCTCCAGTACTGTCAATTACCTGGACATGGTCGATCAGGACTGGGGCACCCGATACCTGCACCACAACCAAGGGCTTATGGGATTTCTGAAATCCGATGGCAACTGGGATATGTACATGAACAACAGTGGCTCCATGTGGACCGCCGGATACGGCTGGCTCCACGACTATTTCTTCAATGCTGTCAGCAATTGTTTTAGAAGCTACAACCCAACTTCCGGTTGGCAAGGAGCTCCAAACTGCGCTGCAAATACTGCAGACTATTACAACTGCGGAGACATACCGCCTCAACCGTCTGTGTACATGTTGCGCTTATCTGATGGAGGCTCAACCATCAGCTTTGGTTCACAAACGACACGCTACAACTGCAATTGCGATTGCAACTGTTGCTGAGGAGTACTCATGAAACTCTACATCGGTAACAAAAATTCTCCTTTCGCCTTAGATGTCACGCTCAGTGGCACGCAACTTACATTTAGTACGCGGCCCATCATGCAAAGAGAGTTCGTTGGTGACCCATCGAAGGAACATTCCAACGGTGGCAAGTTCTTTGACCAATCTTTGATCAGTGAGTGGCGGGGTGACTTTGGTGTTTTTGGCGAACCGCTCTACCAGCGCACACTGGACCTGAATTTATTGCGTCAGCACCCCGAGTATTCTGATCACGCCAGTTTTATGCTCTATGCACCCGTTGGTGTAATGGAGCGGTATGGAACACCCTCGGGATTCTTTCAGCAGACCCCGAATCTCTATGTGGCAACCCTCGCATCCAAGATGGATGCACAGGCCTTCCATGCATCAGTGTTTCAAACCCATCCGATTGGTCACATCCTTGTGCCATTCAAATCCTCACCAATCGAAGACTGGACGCTTGGGTTCAATGTGTTCTCGCCAGAGTTGGTCAAGGTAAATCGCAGCATTGAAGTCATCCCTGCCATAACGTTGGCGTTGGTTCGTGAAGAAACCTTACCCGTGGTTCGGTTTGTCAGTGGCCCGTCCATCAATGTATTTGCAACTGGGGAGGTGAGCATTGATTTCCGTTTGGAGACTCCTTATGGTGACCCGATTGAGGGTCGAGATGCAGAGGTCTACCTGGAGTCAACCGCTGGGTACCTCGTTGCCCGTCGTGTAAGAACCCTCAGTGGATCAGGCTCGACAGTATTCCGCCCCAATGGTCTGACAACTGGGGATGTGGCCAAGATAAAGGTGGGGTTCAAGTACTTCTCTGGGACAGATGACTTGATGGTGAACGTCCAATGAGACTGAACCTGTTCCCCACTGCCGTTGGCCTATGGATGCTCAACACCCTTCCTACATTCGACCAAGGTCTGTACCAAGACCTGCTAAAGGTCCATGGCGCAATGAGGACTGGATCTGAAGAAATCTGGGGTCGTCAGCCTCACGATATCTTTGACGGATCTGTTCCCAGCGCTTCCCAGCTGGCCCGTATGGCCTTACCCATCCTCCAGCGTGACTTTGTAGGACCACAAGGGCGAATTACTCACTTGCAAGGGCGAGAGGTCGTTCGAGTCGCTGGTATGGAAATCATGCCGCACTCTGATGAAGGCGAATGCCATCTTCAGGCTGTTTATTTCCCCAATGGTCCGGAGCTAGATCTTTCACAAGATCTGCAGCAGCAGGTGAACCAATACGGTCGAAATGCCTTTGCCATCTGCAACCCGGACTGGCGTACCTCGGGTTTTGGCAAATGCCTGATGCCTTGGGAGACCCACGCCAAGTACTGGATCCAGCCTCACAGAGGCTTGCTCGTGGCCTTTGACGCTAGAGCAATTCATTTTCAAAAGCCCTACTTGGGCGAGGCACCTTTTATTCAAGTGCTACTCAATATCAAGGTGGAAAGACTCGATGGCTAAATTCCTGATCACAGCAGTGGATACAAGCAAACAAACTGTTGTACCCCTGCTTTACGACAACACGGACTCCAGCTTGACCGATCTACAGGGGCGCTCGGTAGTCCAAACAGTAGATGCGTCCCTTCGTGCCCCAACGGTCGTTGCGCCAGTGACATCCCGCGACGCCCCTTTGGGAAAAACGTCTCCCCGCATTCTTAAAATCTCTCTGGGTTTGTCCTGCAATTTCGCATGTGAATATTGCTCGCAGCGTTTTGTAGACAGAAATGTAGAAACCAACCCAGATGACATAGATGGATTCCTAGCATCCCTGGACACATGGGTCCTCAACCCACCCAGCGCCATCGAATTTTGGGGTGGGGAACCTCTTGTCTACATCAAGACTTTAAAGCCTCTGGCGCAGGCATTGCGTGAGAAGTTTCCAGAGGCTAGGTTTTCTGTGATTACCAATGGATCTTTGTTGAATCACGATACCAACCAATGGCTTGATGATCTCGGCTTTACTGTCAGCATCTCGCATGATGGGCCAGGCCAGCATGTGCGTGGACCTGATCCACTCGATGATCATCAAGCCAGGACTGCCATCCTAGAGTTGTATCGAAGGCTGGCACCCAAGGGGCGGTTCAGCTTTAACGCCATGCTTAACCGAGAAAACCAGTCTCGCGCAGCCATTCAAGCTTTCTTTATAGACCTTACGGGTGATCCAGATGTTTTGATCGGTGAGGGTGGCTTTGTCGATGCATATGACGCTGGTGGTATCGCCCAATCATTACGACCACAGGAGTTTCATTACTTCAGGCGTCAAGCGTTCAAAGATATTCGTCATGGTAAAGCTGGGCGCATTTCAAGCGTTCGGGATCGGGTGATGTCCTTCGTCAATTCATTACGGTTCGAGCGTCCTGCATCTAGCCTTGGGCAAAAGTGTGGCATGGACCGGCTGGACTCCATCGCAGTTGATCTCAAGGGTAATGTGCTCACCTGCCAGAACGTGAGTGCAGCTGCATTGGCTCCAAATAGCGAGTCTCACTGCATTGGTCACACAAGCCAGCTTGAAGAGGTAGCCCTCAAAACAGCGACTCACTGGTCCAACCGCATGGAATGCCCGGGTTGCCCCATGTTGCAAATCTGTAAAGGCGCTTGTATGTTTTTGCAAGGGCCGCTTTGGGATGCATCGTGTGAAAACGCCTACTCAGATGCGTTGCCCATTTTTGCTGCTGGAATTGAGTACCTTACCGGGTTGGTGCCTGTTCACATTGAGGGCAAGCTTCGAGAGGACCGTAAGGACATCTTCGGGTTCTCCAATCAAATCCCCATCGCCCAAAGCGAGACTTCAAGCTCAACCAGAAAACCATTCCCAATCGCGGTCGTATCAGCCTGATACAAAGAGTTCATAACCAGCCACCCTGAGTTCGCTCAGGTGGCTTTTCTTTTGGAGAAATCAATGCCAGAACCTACAAGCTCCGGAGTCGCTGGGGCAGCCGCCGCATACAAGGCCATAGGAGGTGCGGCAGGTGCTGCAGCCAGTGGTGCAACCCTCGCCGCAGTTGTTGTCATGCTTATGACACCACCTAGAAACATTCGTGAATGGACGGTGGGGTTGATCAGCACCGTTGTCTCGAGTATTTGCGGTGGCGCAATCACCGTTGAGTATTTCCAGTTGCACCACTGGGCGTTTTCGACCATTGGTCTGTATGCCATGGGCGGAGTCATCTTTGCCTGTGGCCTGCCTGGCTGGGCGCTCGTGAGGTGGCTCTTCAATTTCATCGAGCAACGCAGAGATGAGTCCATCGACGAAGTGGCCAAGGATGTGAAGGGGCTGTTTTGAAACCGCAAGACTTCATAGACCAAATCGCCAAGGCGGCCCAAGCGGTCGCCAAGCAATCAGGTGTTCCCGCCAGTCTCTCCATTGCACAAGCTGCCCTCGAGTCAGGCTGGGGAGAGTCTGGTTTGGCCAAGACGGGAAACAACCTCTTCGGAATCAAGGCTGACAGCCGTTGGAGGGGAGAGACCTTGACTCTTCCAACCAAGGAGTTCATCAAGGGTCAATGGGTTGTTGTCCCTGCCAAGTGGCGCAAATACGCAAGCTGGCAAGCCAGCATTGATAACCACGCAGCCTTTTTGAAGCAAAACCAACGCTACGCACCTTGCTTTAGTTGCCTAACAGCAGATGCATTTGTCCGGGCTCTAGCGAACGCTGGCTATGCCACCGATCCTCTCTATGCAGACAAGGTGATCGGGGTAATGAACAAACACAACCTAATTTCATTTGACGGAGGTCTGAAATGAACTGGCTCAATCGACTTTTTTTGGCCAACTGGTCATGGTTGATGGACGGCATGTTGCTCTTGATGGTTTTGATCATCGGGATTCAGGTCGGGGAGTCCCATGTCCAAAAGGAGTGGAACGCTGAGAAAAGCAAGAACGAGCAAATCACCGCCAAGATGGAGCAGCACGTTGAGGACGTCAAGCTCATGCAAACCAAAATAAATCAGGAGATTACCAATGACTTTCATAAAAAATCTAAGCTTCTCGCTGAGCGCCTGCCTGATCCTCATGCTCCCGGGGTGTGCAACATCCCCACAGCCAGTAACAGGGATTTGTCCTCCGTTTCCGAAGCTCCCGCAAAGTTTGACCCTTCCCCCACCAACGCTCTACCTTCTTCCATCCGAGATCCAATAGAGTCAAGCTATTTGCAGCTACTTCAAGATGCGACTCAAACGACACTCATGTTCATTGAATTACAACGCTGGCACGAGATGCAGTCGCAGGCTACAAAATGAAATACGCCCCCAGTTGCCTTTAAGGCTACTGGGGGTTTTTCGCATTTGGGGGTGAAAGTTATGAGGCCTCACATGAACTAATGGAAATTGGGGGAGTCACAAACTGATTGATTCTTGTTGCGAATAGTGCGAACAATTAGAAAAGTCAATTAAATCATTGGTTTAGAGAAATTTGAGTTTCAAAAACAGTTGCGAATCTTTGCGAACAATTCGTTCAAGCCAGGCTGTAAACATGCGCAGATGGACCTGGTTTTCCTTCATCGCGAGCTAATTGCTTAACTTGAATTTGAGGGGGTGAGGTGTTCAGAAGGTTGTCCAGGCAAGCGTTAATTTCTAGCTTGCTCAAATGTCCCTTGAAACATTCACGCATGATGTCACTCCTGGTAGCTTGAGATTGCTCCGATAAATACTTGAGCAACAAATCGGTATTTTTATTTACGCGCTCTGTTTGTGCTGCTTCACTTGCCGTTGAGAAAACGTATTGGACTGAGTCCGAGCAGAAGGTGATCCACGCCAATGCCGCATCGAGGTGCGATATCTCAATCTTCGTACTAAGATCGCAAATTGCGAAAACAATCGCAAGACGCAGCAACATGGGAGCTCTGCGTTCAAGAATTGCACTAATTCTTTCACTGCCCAAGTCTTGCGACAGAATAGAACGGTAAATCTGGCCATAGTGCCATTTGCCTGAAGGGCTGAGTTCCATTTGGAGCCAGTTTTTTTCCGAATGTGCATCGGCCTTTGCAAAGTTCAACACTTCCTGCGTTCGATTTGCAAGATATTCAATTTCTTTGGCTGAAGTGGCTTGTGGGAAGGCCGTAATTTTTATTCGTTCAGCCCAAACGATTAAAAATCGATTGGCGAATCCGTTGCTCAAGTCTTTGGATGACATGAGTGCAGTCAATTCGTTAGGTGTGATGGCTCCGCTCAGACATACATGTGGATTGCTTGCAAAAACACGATTGTTCTTAGTGGCTGGTTTAATGCACACGCCATCCCAGCAGTCTCGTAATGCGGTAGATAAAGTGTTGCCCTTACGCCTAGATTGTTGGAGCACATTGGCAAACTCGGACTCAACAACCCATAGTCGTTTGTCTTCTGTTCCCTGAACTTCCTGACTGCCGTGCTCATACCCATCTTGAATCAGGGCAGCAAGACCCTCCCTTGAGGAAAGGCCACCCCTGTGAATCTGAGGGCAAAGCATTGGTGTTTGTGCCCGCATGAACTCATCAATTTTGATGACTAGGGCCAGTGAGTCGCCCTTTCTGCCACGACCCGATCGACCCACATGCAGGGTAAAAATCCTCGGATGATGATCCGTGTTGCCGATCTGTAAGAAGGTGCCCCTACCAATGGCGCATGAAAGGTAGGCTAGAAAATTTGTTGCAATTGCAAAAGGGTTGGACTCATTACCTTTGCTGCCAGCTCTGGCTACTTCGCCGACTAATCCGTAAAGGCAGGCCGGGTTAGGAACTGGTGCGTTGCGGTGTATGTCGATCTCGTCGCTGGTTATGAGTTGTTCTGAGATTGAGTTTATTGTCTTGTCCGGCTGCATCATTTGTCCATGGAGACGGTCTCAACGATGGTCGCGAATTCAGAAAAGACATCAGGTTGGTTTTGCTGGATATATTTAGCCACTGCTTTGTTTTCAAGTAGACGCACCAGATATCCTTTTGCTAGCACCAGGTTCAGGACATCCTGCCCATAGGACTCTTCGACCAATTTGTACTGTTCTTGCAGATTGGTCATTTCTCGCTCCATCTTGTGCATCTGTTCTGCGTTAATTCCGCGAACCTTCTTAGGCTTGACTTCTCCAACTAATAAATGAGACGGGGAGGCGGCGAGCAATGCCTCAGCGTATGGGATCGTTATGTTGTTTGCAGAAATCATTAACTCCACACACTCGACTTGTCTTGTCGGCTTCATCCGGCGCAAGACATCGCTAAGCTTTGCTGAGAACATCTGATCGCGGAGAAGCTCTGCTGCTTCCGCGCATATGCCATCAAGCAGTTTGACTTTTTTCATGATGTGAGCGATGTCCAAATGCAGGCTTTTGGCCAACTTCTCTGGTGACACTCCCCGGTTGATTGCCCGTTTGATCATCATGTGTTCTTGAACTGTCGATAGGCGATTTATCCTGTTGTTGTAGGTGTATGTCTCATCGTCCGTGGATATGAGGCAAAGACTCTCGTTCATTCCGAGTTCTTTCATGGCTAGAAGCCTGGTATGCCCGTCAAGAAGTACATGCGTTCCATCGCTTGCCGAGGGGCTGATGGTCAGCGGTTCAATCAGTCCGACCGAGCGTAGTGACTCGATGATCTGTTTGTACTTCCTAGAAGTAATCACGTTTTCAGGAAGTTTTCGGCTTGGAAGTAGCTTGTCGAAGTTGATAGTCATCGGGTCGGGAATGAACCCCAGTGCAATCTGGCTCATACAGCCACTCCGTTAGGCCATACGCGTTCAGCTAAGAATGTTGGCAATGTGTCCAACCCCTCGGCACGTAACAGGTTCGTGAAGTTCTCATTGGTTAACAAAGAACGGAGTGCGCCGATGACGAACATAAGGCGCTGTTGTGCAAAGTCGGATTTCTTGATAATGAGCTTTTGTCGCTCGACCTCTCTCTGGTAACTGCGGACGAGGCTTAGCGAGGTAACGTCTCCTGTGGTCCTTGGCTTGACACGGTGGCGCACTGATCTGCCAAGTGTGTGACGCTTTTCAACCACGCGTCTTGCCATGATTAGTTGCTTGCCGCGCAGATGACCAGCTTCGTAGGCGTCTTGCAGGGCACTTTGGATGGCCTTGTCATCGTTGTTTGCCTTATTGATATCAAGAGCCACGTTGAGTGGAATCTTGCCGGATTCAACAGCTATCAACAGTCGATCTTCGCCATTTTCGAGGAGCTGCAAGATGCCATGGATGTATTCGACACTCAATCCAGTTTTCTCAGCAATTGCCTTCTTGTCGTAGCCCTGGTCTTTGAGGCGTTGAACCCCAGCAAGGAGTTCTATTGTGCGACCTTGCCTGCGTGCAATGTTCTCTGCCAGGCTCATGATGAACGCATCGTCATCATCCACTTCTATCACCATAGCTGGAATTTCAGTTTCGCCATGAGACAAGAAAGCCTTCATTCGTCCTTCGCCGCATACGAGCAGGTAGTGCTCTTCTCCATTGGCCCCAGGTCGATTGGTGACTGTGATTGGTTTTTTCAGGCCAATCTTGCCGATGTTGCTTGCGATCTCATCAAAGACTCGTTGGTTTCGCTCTCTTGGGTTTAGTACCTCGATCGAGCTGATTGGGATCATTTTCAATTGAGGTTTTTTTCTGGACTCACTCACGCTGCTCTCCTTAGTCGTGTTCGTTCTGCCATCCCGTACAGGTAATCGAGGTTTTCAAATCGATAGGTTTCGAATTCGATTCCATTGCGCTCTGCCAAACTGATGCGCGGCTGTCCAAAATCCAATCGTGGTAGCAGGTAGTAATCCAATGCACCTTGATTAATCTCATTCAAGCGAACGGCAACTGTGATGTCTGGACCCAAAGTTGTGTCGAATCGAACTTTCCAGCGACGCCGTCCGTTTTCTAATTGCTGGCAACGCGCCAAAACAAGTGAGACTGTGAATTCGCGATTGATGGTGAGTAAATCTGTAGCAGGGTCTCGCTCAACAGTCCCACCAATTTCGTTGATCATTTTTTCAGTTTCACCAACGATTTGAGGGTGCATGCGACGCAGGAACTGATTCGTTTCCAAATACTGATAGTCCCTGTCTGGCGTAAACCCGACAGTTTGATATGCGCGTATCAAACTTCCGAAACGATGCGCATACGCGGCAGCTGAAGGCATCCCTTCGGTTTCATTGATGATCAATCCTGAGAGATATCCATGCCGTTGGTAAAGAGATCTCAGTTTGTCGATCAGTTCTGTATCGGTGTACCTGTGTGTTCGTGCCCGAATGATCCCTTGCGCGGTATAAAAAAGATCAGGCTGGACGATGCCTTCGAATGCACCTTCTTTTTTGATCCACATATCAGGGTCATTGACCACCCTAAGTTTTTTTAACTTGAATGAGCGGCGGTTGTAAACGTTGTTACCAATGTATTTTTCATTGATGAGCACCTCGCGCACAGTCCCACGTGTCCAAGCCCGTCCAAGGTCAGTGCATATGCCTTGTTCATTAAGTCGCTCAGCAATCTCGGTTTCACTTAAATTTTCATCAATGAACCACCGATAGATGTGATTGACGTTGGCGATTTCGGCATCGGGGCCAGGTTGAAGAATGACACGGTCAGTTTGCAAACTCTTGTGCTCACCTCGAGCCAGCTCACCTTTGAAGGAGCCAGCTTGGTCGATCAACACTCGCCTGAGTCCGTAACCCGCAGGACCACCTTGCCGAAACCCAAGTTCGATCAAGCGGCATTGGCCAGCGAAGACTTTGGTCGATAGCTCTCGGCTGTACTCGCCAGCCATTGCACGTTTGACGCCCTTGACGATGGTAGAAACTGGAGATCCATCGTTTTCAAATTGCTCCGCTACGTATGTGACGTTGATGCCTTTACGGCGGCATATGTATTCGTAGTAAGCGCTTTCGTCTGCATCTTGAAAACGCCCCCAACGACTAACGTCATAAACCAGCACACTTTTGAAGTCTGCATTTCCATTTTCAACATCTTGAATCAGCTGCTGTAGGGCTAGACGACCTCCAATGTTGAGTCCGCTCTTGCCCTCATCGGCATATGTCTTGACGATTTCGATGCCACGCTGAGCGGCGTATTCACGAATCTTGTCATTCTGATTCTGTGTTGAGTATTGCTGATGTTCGGTTGACATCCGAACATACTCAGCCGCTCTCATGTAGCCCGGTTTTTCCGACGCTTCGTTTTGAGTCTCATCTGACTGCATATAACCCGATCGCTTCTTGTTTGAATTCATCCTCTCGGGCCAGCCATCCACTTCAGTGCACGCAGAGACTTCCATTTAATCCGGTTGTTCTGCGTGCCTCTGAGACGTTGCCATGCAGGTCATTCGAGAGTGCGTTTGGGTGCAACGGTAATTCGATTGATTTCAAATGACTATCAAGTTATCTCTTTGCAAGCGTTGTTTTTGCAGGGACATTGCGAGCACACAGGTGTAATTTCAACAATCCACGCGTTGCTCTTTGCAAGGGACTCCGAGCTGATTGAGCGAATGCGATAGACCCCATCAAGCTGTTGTGATGAGGAAAACGATGCACGTTGCCTGGCCCGATTGCGCTCAGCGTATTCAGGGTGCTCTTCACGATATTTGCGCCAATAGTCTGGATTTCGCTCCATCCATGCCTTTTGAGCCCGGGATTGGTTATCCCGAAAAATGAAGTCCGATTTCCGTTTTTCATCAACCCAGCGTTTGCGACGCGCTTTTTGACATTGCGGGTCGGAGCAGTAGGACTGGTCAGGGGTTTGAGGGCGTGGCAAAAATGAGTTGCCGCAGTGGGCGCAGAGCTTTTTCAGCATTAAGGACTCCTTGTAAAAAGTCCTATAGAAACTCTGATACCCCCCAGTTCTTACCCCTAAGCAGTCACAATGGTGGCGTTCCTCTAGAGTCAGACAGCCAATTTAGTGAAACTCATAGGTTTCAAAAAGTTCATAAATATGGAACTCATGAGTTTTGTATCTGTTGTCGAAATGGAACCCATAGGTTATTATTAGGCCTGTCTAAC